ACGATTGCTTAATCTCACAATTTCAATTGCCGCTAAAATTTGAGCTTCGTTATAGTTCATTCCATACAAACCACCAACGCCATAAAATCCAAAAACATAATTGAAAAATTCGATTTTGTTCATTTCGCTATCTCCCAAAAGTTAATCACCACACCTACATATTATACTTAATAAGAATACAATACAAGCATTTTATTGAAAAAATATCATTTTTTTTACTTTGATTTGTATGCTAGAATGTTTTAACTAAGGAGAGTACCCATGAAAATCGGAAAATATGAAATTAACGAAAATGCTAGATTTTTATTGCTAGTGGAAGATGAATTGCCAATTAGCATTAATGCTGGCAATGGAATACCTATGACGGCTATTTGGAATAATGGTGAACCCAAACCATTTAAACTGGATGGCGAGTTCACCGTACCTTTAGATGCTAAAGATTTTGAGAAGTTAGTGAATCAAGAATGATTTTTTAAAATATCTTGCCAAGCGGCTTCGTATATTTCTTTCTGCTTGGCATTATAAAAATCAACTTGCATTGATTCTTCTTTGGTTAGATCGCGATTCTCGCTTTCGGCATCTTCTACAACTTTTCGGACAATTTCATAATATTTATGACATTTGTCTTTTGCTTTAAGCATTTGAGGCAAGTTGATCTGAACTTCAGCGTAAGAACCGTTTACCTTAAATACCATGTTTACATCACGATAACCTGAACCGCCCAATGAATCTTTTGAATTATCAAGCAAATCACGATGCTTTTCAGGTTCGCCAAACTTAGCAACAAGTTTAGTAATCGTCTTGTTGACATCTTTGGTTGATTTGATTGAAATCGTAGTTCTTAGCAAATCTTTAATCTTGCTTGGGTCGTTGTTGTAAGATTTGGTAATCTTATCAACAGCACGTTCTGAACCTTTCAATGTAACAACAGCCGCTTTCCCACCAAGTTCTTTTGCTATTTCAGCATTTGATTTGTCAAAAAAGTCTTTGTTCATTGCGGCAGTTTCATACATTTGCTTGAACTGTTCACGCTTATCTTTTGGAAGGCGTTGTATATCTTTCTCATGCAAAGAATCTTCTAAATGTCTTTCATAAAATTTTTCTTTTTTTGCTGGTAGCGTTTTTGGAATGTTGTGAGGTTTTGCCGTTGATTGAGCGTACATTGCCGCCGTAGGCTTTCCCGATTGCGATGCGCTACCCCCACCAGCGGATATAAATTGACCGTCATGACCTCTAGGATGATCTGATTCTACAAAATCAGCATCATTGTAAGAATCAAATCTGCTCATCATTGCATCACCGCGAGGCATCTTTTCTTCAGGCATAGCCGCTTCAGGCGGTTCATACTCTGAAATCAAATCAGCATCCAATGTCAAAGTGCTTTGGAATAAGTCAGGCATCTCATTGAGATTGTCTTGCGCCCATTGAATAGCCAATGCTCTGTTTTGTGGGTCAACAACTGGCAATATTGTGCGTAATACTTCAGTAATGCCTTTGAGCTTGGTTTCTTCAACCTTAACACGCTCTGATTCAGGTTCTTCAATAAGGCTTTCCCATTCAGGTTTAAATGAATTCTTCCACTCATAAAATGCTTGCTTATAGCTCTTATTTGCATAAACATCAGGATAAGCGGCTTTTACTGATTCATAAAATTCTTCATTCCATGCTCTGTGCATTACGATCTTGTCAAAGAATGCGTAAAGGCTGTGCATTTCTTCACGAATGCCATTTACATATTGCACAATCGCTTTGGCATCCTCAGAGCCTTCACCAAATCCTTGAGTAAAGGCTTCATCCTTCAAAAGTAATGCTGGAACGTCAGAAGCGGCGGCAATATTCGCAATGATGTTATCTCTTGCAGTTGTCATCGCTGTATCTGTGTTTTGCAAGTTAATTGCTTCTATTGATTCATCAATGTCAATTGAAAGCACATTGCCTGTCACGCCTTGTTGCAAGTAAGACCGTTTAATGCCTGCAACTGATTCCATCATCTTGTTAACGATTGAACCTGCTGGCTTTTGTTTAGAAATCAATAAACCAGCTTTAAATGTTACAAGGTCATCAGTAACCATTGATTGAATAAATGATTTCAATGGATATAAAGCACGTTGGAATACTGAGCGACCTGTAAAGCCAAAAGCACTTGACTGAAATGATAAGTAAATAGGCGTTCCATTAAATACAACAACGCTTCTGCTTGGATGATATGGCTGACCTGCGGCTGTGGTATAAGTTAAAGGCTTTTGAAAGTCAGGCGCATTTGGGTTTTGGTTAGTAACAATCGAACCTGCCAAGTTTAAAGGGTCTAGCTGGTTAAAGTATAAATTTAAATGTGGCAAATCCCAGGGGTCAATAGGGTCAGTTGTTGGGATTTTATCTGCGCCGTAAACAATAGCGGATGCACCATAAGTGCGCTTTAAAAACATCGTGTCACGAATATGGGCAGTTGCGCCTAGCTTTTCCCATTCTTTCTCAAATGCTTCAATAAGCATTTCTTTAGGCTGTTTGTCGATTGTGATGATACGAGGTTTTGAAAGGGCTAAACGGACAGGCTTTTCAACCAGTTTCCCACCGAGAGGGTGATATTCCCACAGCATCTTACATAAGTTATATCCCACATCAGTACCAGGCTCTATTTCTCCAGCCTGCAATACATTCATAAGCTGTGAACCAATGGAAGAACTGTTAATTACGATTTCTGACATAATTGCCCCTAATATCCGTACTTATCTCCAACGCCGATTGCAATAGAATACACAAAAGCATCTAATAAGTCATCAGCCCTTTTATGGGCATCTTTATCACCTATTCTAAAACCTGTCACTTGTGTTAGCAAATGATTTCTAGTTGCGCCTTTAAAAGATACAACTTTGTCGTAAGCATACTGACTTAGCTTTAATTTTTCCTGATAGAAATGTCCTGAAACGCTGATTGCACGTTCATCTTTACCAACAGCCGTTAGTTTGCTGTCAATAGAATGAGTATTCCATCCGCGAGTTCTGCCTTGTTGCAATAGAATAGAACCAGCCGCCGCATCTTCAATGAATGTGCCAATCACGCCATTGCGAGAACCGCATTGAACGGATAACTGTTCTAATCGCTGAAATACAGTTGGCATCCAAGATTCAAGCATTGCACCGTCAATTTGAACAATATCATAATCAAGCAATATCAGAGGTGTTCCGTAAAACTTATTGATTGCCACATAAACAATCGCAGTTCCATCGTTTTCTTTACCGCCTTTGACTGCGGTATCAATCACAGCATAAACGCCATCGCATTTTGTCGGATAGTCTGCGCCTTTTCCATCAATTAGCATTTTCTCCAATGAGAAAAACGCAATGCCTGACCAGTCCACAAATTCAGCTAAAAACTCTTGTTGGAAAATCAGCGGATGATTTGATTGCCGTTCTTTTTCTAATTCATCTAGCGGAACGTAAGGATTTGTTGAGGTAGGAGCATGAAATGAATGAAATCCCAGCTCAGGGTCATTACATATCGCATAAAAGAAATTTTCTGCATCCGTACCATTTGGCGTTGAGAATACCCAAGCAGTACCTTTGGTCGTTAGCATCGTAGGTTTAATTGATTTGCGCCATATATCCAACATTTGAGGCGATTTGGTAAATGATGCCTCATCAATCAGCACATAATGATATTCACGACCACGACCAGCCAATTCATTATCATTCAAAGTCCAAAAGTCAACCTTACCGCCAGTTGTTGTTTTGATTGTGCCGTCATTGCGACTTCCTGATAAGAATACAGGTTGCAATCGATCTTTGACTTCATCCCATATCTCTTGAAGCTGTTTGTGTTCAGGTGCGAAAATGCCTACGTTAAAACCTTCAGTTGAATAAGATACAGCCAATGCCACTAAGAATTTAGTCTTGCCCCATCGCCGACCACATCGAACCGCATTTAATCTTTGTCTGCCTATTATTAAATCAAGCTGACCCGAATGTAAATCAACATTCGTTACCGTTTTCATACAGGCAATCTTCCAACAATTTCCACTTTATGATCGTCATTATCTTCAACTGGAGCTTTGCTTGCTTTGTTAATTTCATTACCGAGATGGCTTGCTTGGTTTGTGACTTGTACTATCCTAGACAATTGCATCAACATTTCAATGTCTATTCCATTTTCAATACCAATCTTAGCAACGCCATTCTTAGCGAGCTTCGATAATTCCAATGCAACGTGCAAATTATTGTCTGCCACTTGTACGAGTTTTGACTTAACTGTGTTGATGTTATTCGCTAATTCGAGAGCGATTTTTGCATCATCTTCGGGTAATCCCGATTCGGATAAATCACGAATAATCTGTAAGGCTTTGTTTTGTATTGCTTCTTTTCTGCCCTGATTTGCTTTTTCGGAATTATTCGGAATATTATTTTCCGAAGAATCGGAATTATTGTTGGAAGTTGCTGATTTCTTTAGATAACTTCTGATTGTACCTTCGTCAATTCCGTACTCTTTAGCGAGCGAGTTTACGGATTCTCCATTGATGATATGCCGTCTTTTAATATCTTCCCATTGCTGTGGGGTGAGTTTGCTTTTTCTTGCCATGATGTGAAGGTGTCGGGCTTACTTTAGCGGAATAAAGTAATTACATTGGAGATATGTTTGACCCGACAAAATGTTTATAGCTTTGTTTTAAATTCAGAGATAAGAGATTTGAGTTTTGTTTTAATCTCTTGAACATGAAATAGTGATTTAATAGAACCGAGCTTTTCGAGTTCTGATTCTATGTATTCGATTTCAGCTTGCAGTTTTGATGTCTTTTTAACATCTACCAAAGGTGCAGGTTCATTTGCGACAATTGTATTTGCTTCAACAGTAGCTACCGTAGGAGCGGATTCGACAATCGGTTCTTGAGTATCTTCAATCATGATGCTTCCTTTCTTGGTTGGTTTAGATTTGATATTACTACCTTTTTTTTGAATTGTCATTCTATCCATTCTCCAAAGTTGCCTTTGTTGCCTTTAATGAATTGGTCTTTGACATCAATTTTTAACTGTGTTGCACGTTTTTGTACTGCTGGTTTGTCGAGAAACTCTGTAACACGATTCCAGTTTCCATCAGCAATTCTCCATTTAATCAAAGTGCGTACTTCACATTGATGGAGAATCCTTTGTGTATTCATAATGAAAAATCCCTTTTATTATTGTTTTTGTCATATCAAGTAATTTTTCTTCCGTTCCGAATCTTTCTTCAAATGTTTTTTGACCTGAATGTAAAGCTACGCCGTGACCGCCACCGAGATGATGCGTGTAACATAAGGGGATAGCATTAGACCAATGAGATTTTTGCCCCATACCTGCACCATGTCGTATGTGGTGTATCTGTGCTTCACTAAATCCAAATCCTTCGTTCATACATACAATACATCCAATTTGAGAGAGCATTGAATAATATTTGCGCTCAGTTACTTTCTTTTGTATCAATTCCAGCTCCATCCTAGTTGACTTGCCCAAATGACAATTTGATCTTGATAATCTGTCATTTCTTTAGTGCTTAATTTTGTAGTGCTTTTGACAGTTTCAAAAACTTCGCCGTTTATTTCTTTTTGCTCTCGCAGGAATTTATATCCCATCAGCTCATGAACTTCATCTTTGGTGTAACCAGTATATTCAGCAATAGATGTGTAAAGTTCCCATAAACGTGCGTTTTGCTCCATAGAGCGTGTTGATTTCTTTTCTTTGATGATTACTTGCCATTCGACTGCAAAATCTAGCTTGTTTAAGTAATCAACTAAAAATTGCAAATTTTGTTTTGATAGATTCCAAGTTTTACTCATCATTCAGTCCTAAAAGCTAACATGGATTTTAATCGTTTGATTTCGTCTTGCATTTTGATTAATTCATCTAATGGAATCGTGACCATGTTATTTTTGTTTTTAGGAAAGCGAATTTCTACTGGTTCGCCATTATCCCATCTTGGGAATAATATTGGCACATATTCTTTTTTCATTTTTCGCCGCGAACTTTTCTAATGAGTTCAATGATGCTGACTAAATCGTTGGGCGTTTGTTCCCACAATTGAATAATGTCGCTATCAGTTAATTGTGGAATTTGATGTTCATGTGGCATTTGAATATGACCACATTTTTTGCAAATAAAAGATTGATGATCTGACATTTAAAACTCCTTATTCTAATAATAATGATTGTTGAGCTACTCTTTGTTTTTGCAAAGATTCATATTCATTATTTAATTCGCATCCTAAATATTGCCTACCTAAAGTTTGAGATACTTGCGCTGTAGTTCCACTTCCCATAAATGGGTCTAAAACTATATCACCAATTTTACTTCCTGCAAGAATACAAGGTTCAATTAATTCTTCGGGGAAAACTGCGAAATGTGCGCCTGAATAGGCTTTAGTTGGAACTGTCCATATAGAGCGTTTATTTCTTTTTTCATTAATAGTTACAAAAGAATCTTGACCCCCACTATTATTTTGCTGGGTTCTTTTTCCTTCATACCGAATATTACCTTTATCACTTCTAGCATCATTGCCATAAGTTACTGAATTTTCTTTGATTGCTTCATTATCAAAAAAGTATTTATCAGATTTAGTTAACAAAAATATATATTCATGAGATTTAGTGCATCTATCTGTAACAGATTCAGGCATTGGATTTGGTTTATTCCAAATAATGTCTTGTCTTAAATACCAACCACGTTCTCTTAATGCAAAAGCAAGCATCCACGGGATTCCAATTAAATCTTTATTTTTTAATCCTTGTGATTTAAGCATTTTTGTATCTCTTACTCTGCTTAATCCTTTATCCATTACATGAGCTTCTTCACGACTTGTGCCTTTAGCCAAAGTTTGTCCTACACTTTTACAGTCTTTATGGCTTGAATAACTATCACCAATATTTACCCAAAGTACACCATCATCAGCCAATATATCCCAAACGCAATCAAATACCTCGCACATTGCTTCAATGTAAGCCTTTGGAGTTTCTTCCAAACCAATTTGCTCATCTTGTCTTATAGCTCCACAACGAGGGCATACGTCTTTATAAATTCCATCACCTACAGCACCGCCCATGTTTTTATGTCCAGTAATGGTTTTCTCAGAAAACTTGCTATCACGCTTATGACTGCAATTAGAATCCCCACCAACCCATGTCGCTGTGCCATAGTCACGCAATCCATAGTAAGGTGGGCTAGTAACACACATTTGAACTTTTATGCCTTTTTGCGCCCATTTACGCATTGTTACACGACAATCTCCAAATTCGATTTTATTCATATTTTCTAGTGAATCATTCCTAGTTGTTTTTTAACTTGCATAAGTTTTTGATGATTTTCTGCTTTTTGTTCATCAGTAATTTTTCTGCCTATCATTACTGGAATGTTTTTCATCTCTCTAGCTTTGCACATTTCAATAATGTCAGCAGGCGTAGGCATTTTCTTATTGGTATCAACCCAAGTATCAAAAGATTTGCTTACGATAGAAAATTCAAAGCGATTAAGTTTATGCCACCAAATACGCAACAGCTCTTGATCTAGCTCTTGTTTTCCATAAAGCGTAGTCAATGCTCGCATCATTGATTTAAATTGTGCTTTTTCTATATCAACCATGATTAACTCCTAAAATGGAACTAAGTCTTTAGTAGGTTGCTCATCTTGCCAACGACCTTGATTCAAATAAGTAGAAGGATTTGGAATGAATTGTCCATCATTCTTAGTCCATTGGTTACTATTGGTCTGCCAACTCAAAGCATATAAAACATCGTCTAATTTTGGTTTTACCTTTTTCCAAGATACTTGAGCCGCTGTTTTCCCTACTTTTTTTGGATACGCTTCCCAAAATACATCAAAGTCATCAATTCCAGTTTGCTGAACCACAACCAACTTTGTTTTGTTATTTGTTGTAGTCTTTTCTTTTGTAGTGTTATCTTTTGTAGTCTGTTCTGGGATGATAAAATCTGATGTCGTCATGACGTTATCATGATTTGATTTGATTTGTCTAATAAATTCACGCATTTTTAAATTGCTAGTGGATGAAGTTACAAGTCTTTTTGCTATTTTTAAGCAAGTAATTCTTCCATCAGAATTTTCAAATAATCCTAAATCAACAAACCTTTTCATCATTTCTTCTACTTTTTGCAATGTAGAACCAGTATTTCGAGCAATTACTCTTGCATCATGTTTAAGTTCAAAAGTAATGTTTTCTGATGATGTTTTATTAACAATCAATTCTATGCAATACCAATATAATCCATAACCTTCAAGACCATAATCTAAAAGAACTTCTTGTAATTTTTCATCAAGATTGGCATTTGAATCATGTCTAAACCAATCCATCATCTTCCCCTATATAACCTTCTTTAACCGTCATTTGAATAATGTCTATAAAATGCTGAATATTGCCTATACTAATTAAAATAGTATCTTCATTACCCATGCCATATTGAGTAATTACTAAATCCCCATCTTCATCAATCCAACATTTAACTTCATCTTGCGCTCTAATATATTTAGCCATTTTTACTCCAAAAAAAAAGGCTTCACCTGCTAACTCACCTTTTTTAAGGGCGTTGGTAGAACGGTATAGTGACCGCCAGTTAGCATGTGAAGCCTTACTATATTAATTCATCCCTACCACGAGATGATTAAAACTCTAAATCAATAAATTTAGTTTTGCAAGTATTCATTAATTATATTTTTTGCTTCTTCATATCCATAAGCAATAACAGCTTCATAATTCTGACTTTTAGCTTTTTCAATAAATTCAATTTGTGATTCCGTTGGCTTTCCGCCTTTAGCTTTCATTTCTATAAACAGTCCATAACGAGTTTTATTTGCTTTCATAAGGAATAGGTCAGGAACTCCTGAGATTAATCCTTCTGCCTTCATGTAAGCGGCAAGT